CTCAGACAGTACAAGGGTGTATTTCTATGACGATAATGCACCGAAAACCCCTGCAAAGGATATGCTTGTGAAAGGAAAGTGCGAGTTTGAGTTCGACAATCAAACGCCGCAGAGCATATCTGAGAGCATGAAAATGTTCCGTGCGAAGTATGACTTTGTTACGGTAATGAGCATTGATGATTATATGTTCGGCGGTCTGCCACATACGGAGGTGAGCGTGAAATGAAGATAGGTCAGCCTATGGACAGCAGGGCGATCACTTGGGATAAGTCCTTTGCAGGCAAGTATTCAGAACGCTTTGATAAGGCTCAGAAGTTCATTGACGCCGAGTGCATAAGGCATATGGTGAAGTATACACCTACCCTCAGCACTAATCTGAGAAAGTCTGCCACGAGAGGCACAAAGATAGGCAGCGGTAAGATACAGTATCTTGCACCTTACGCACGCTATCAGTATTACGGCAAGCTTATGGTATCCTCTGTTACAGGCTCGTCTTACGCCCGACATGGAGAAAAGAAAGTGCTGACGGACAAAGACCTTGTTTACAGCACTTTTAAAGAGCCACTTGCCGGCAAGCTTTGGTTTGAGCGAATGAAAGCCGACAAGAAACAGCAAATACTCAGAGGAGCGGCGGCGATAATGGGAGGCAAAGCGAAATGAACATAATCGAGCTTGTGAAAGATATTTTGCAGCAGTTCCCGAAAATATCGGAGGTCTGCAACGATATCCATATCGACTTTACCGACGATACGCCAACAAATTACGGCTTATCCTCAACAGGCGACAGCCTTATAAGCTCTGATATTCTGGGCGGTCAGACAAGACAGCATAACTTCATTCTCTATGCGGTGTATCAGTCTATGAACGACTTTGACAGAATGTCAAACAGCGGCGTACTGCTTGAATTGCAGATGTGGCTTGAAAGCTATGCAGACAAGCATAGAGATACCACGTTCACTACCATAACAGAGGACGAGGAAAGGACAGGCGTTCTTGAAAAGCTCACCTGTGCAAACGGAATGATATATGCAATACCAAACGAAAACACAAACGATACTGTGCAGTATCAATTGCAGATAGCGGCACAGTATCAGATATAAAAGGAGGAAAACATATGCCTGATTATTCATACAAGAGCGGAAAGCTCAACAGAAGTCATCTTCTGCATTATCTTGACACTACATTCGCAGCGGTCGCCTCATCACCAAGCTGGTATCTTCTCGGCAAGGACGTTGAGGACGCAAGCGTGGCACTCAACCCTGACACTTCCACAAAGAAGAATATCCTTGATGAAACCACAGTTGAGGACAACGGCTATGAGCCTGAGTTCGACCTTGACACATTCTATGCAAAGCCCGGTGACGCACTTTACGAAAAGCTCAAGGATATCATGATGAATCGTCTTACCGGTGACGCCTGCAAGACAAGCGTGCTTGAAGTCATCGTTGACAAGACCACAGGTGCGTATGACGCATGGACGGAAGATGTCATAGTCAAGCCGCAGTCTTATGGCGGACCGCAGGGTGGCGTAAATATCCCGTTCAACTGCACCTTTGCAGGAAACAGAGTGAAAGGCTCTGTCACCTTTGCGGCAGGCCAACGTTTGCAAAGGCTACGGAAGAATAAACTATATGACAAAAATATGAAAGCACTTCGTTCAGAGCGGAGTGCTTTTTGTTTGCCATAATACAGAAAGGATGATAAAAATGTCAATGCAGTCAATAGATTTTAACAGCGGCAATTACAAAGAGTACGCTATAAACGGCGATGAGAACAGAGTGATAAGGATAAACGTGTCAGACGTTGGTATCATCACCAGGATACAGGACGCTATGAGCAAGGCTGACAATATCACAGAAGAAGTGTCAGAACGTGAGAAGAACGAGGACAGAACTCAGCTTCTCAAAGAGTATGACCAGCGTGCAAGAGAAATGGTCAATGACATATTTGGAACCGATGTGTGTACGGCGGCGCTCGGAAGCGTGAACGTGTTCTCTGTGGCTTCAAACGGCAAGCCTGTGCTTGTGAACTTCCTTGAAGCGCTTCTTGTGGTGGTGGTGCAGGAGATAAAGTCAGCACAGACGGCGGCTCAGATAAAGCTTGAAGAAAAGGTGGAGAAGTACATAGCTCCCGTTGTTGCTCAGCCTGCGGTCAACGTGGCGGAGCTTTCTGACGAGGACAAAAAGGCTCTGCTCAGGGAGCTGCTGAAATGATAGGCAACTTGCCCACAGCCCTTGAAATAGGCGGCAAAGAGTATGCCATACGCTCAGATTTTCGGGTCATACTGCGGATCTATTCAGCCTTTGCAGACCCCGAACTTGACGAGCGTGAAAAGTGCTATGTGTGCCTTAAATGCCTTTACGCTGAGGATATCCCACGAGAGCATTTGCAGGAGGCTGTTGACAAGGCTTATTGGTTTGTGGGCGGTGGAGATGTTCCGCAGGAGAGCGTTCAGCCCGCAAAGACTATTGATTGGGAGCAGGACGAGAGTATTATTTTTCCTGCGGTGAACAAGGCGGCAGGCTTTGAAACGAGGACGGTAAAATATCTTCATTGGTGGACTTTTCTTGGCTATTTCAATGAGATCGGCGAGGGGCTTTTTTCGTCTGTTATAGGCATACGGCAAAAGCTTAACAAGGGCAAAAAGCTTGAAAAATATGAGCAGGAGTTTTACAGAAACCACCGCAATATGATAGACCTTAAACGAAAGCTCTCAGCAGAAGAGCAGAGGGCTGAAAACGAGGACAAAGAGTTTCTGAAACAACTGACGGGAGGTGAATGACAATGGCTGACGGGTGCTTGAATTTTGACACCAACATAAACAGCGAGGGCTTTGAAAAGGGCTTGAAAAGCCTTTCCGATATGGTGGGGGATATCAAGCCAAAGCTAAAAAGCCTTGCAATGGCTGTGACGGCTGCATTCTCCGTCAAGAAGCTTGTGGACTTCGGCAGGCAATCCATAGAAACAGCCTCAGACCTTGCGGAAGTTCAGAACGTTGTTGATACGGCTTTCGGAGAGTCCAAGCAGAAAATGGAGGACTTCGCTGACACTGCTGTAAAAACCTATGGTATTTCAAAGCTTACTGCCAAACAAACAGGTTCAAACTTCATGGCAATGGCGGCAGGAATGGGGCTTGCCAATGACAGTGCAAGCGATATGGCTATGGCTCTTACAGGGCTGTCGGCGGATATGGCTTCGTTTTATAACGTTGGTCAGGACGTAGCAAGCACGGCTCTGAAATCAATTTTTACAGGGGAAACTGAGACCCTCAAACAGTTCGGTATCGTTATGACGGACGCCAACTTGCAGGCGTATGCGCTTTCAAAGGGTATAACGAAGTCAACTGCCGATATGTCGCAGGCTGAAAAAGTTCAACTGAGATACAACTACGTTATGTCACAGACGGCTCTTGCGCAGGGGGACTTTGCAAAGACTTCTGACAGCTGGGCGAACCAAACTAGAATACTCTCTGAGCAATGGAAAGAGTTCGGAGCGACTATCGGCACTGTGCTGATGAACGTTCTTCTGCCTGTTGTCAAGGCGATAAACAGTCTGCTTTCACAGCTCATAGCTTTGGCACAGGGTGCGGCGCAGGCGCTCTCAGAGGCGTTCGGCTTTGAACTAAGCAGCAGTGCAGACGAGGCTCAAAGCATAGTGAAAAGCACCTCTCAGGCGGCGGATAATTACAGCGATATAGCCGACAATGCACAGCAGGCTCAGGAGGCACAGGAAGGCTCTCTTGCAAGCTTTGACCAGATGAACAAGCTGAATGATGAGAGCAAGTCAGACAGCACTGGGGTCAGCGGAGCCGGGGAGATAATGCAGCCTTCCGGGACTAGCGTTGAGGTGGATACGGGAAAGGCAGATAAAAAGCAGGAGGCTTTGCTTCTGGCCCTCAAGCCATTTCTGCGCAAGGACCGGCAGTCGAAGATCGACCGGGCGCTGCAGGCTGCGCGGCTTGCCAGCCTCGCTTCCCTCGCGCTCAAAAACCGGGGCCGCGGCCCCGGGCCAAAGGAGACGCCATGATGTATAACCGTTATGTCCCCGACGCCGCGGGCGTCTACCGCCCCACGCGCGTGGAAGACGTCCCTCCCCCGCCGCCGGTGCAGCCGCCGGCGCCGCCTCCTGTGCCAGAAGCCCCGCCGGAGCCTCCGGCGCCGTGCCCGCCGCTGCCTGTCCGGCAGGATGCGGGCGGCCTCTTGTCGCGGCTGCTGCCGCGCAGCATCGACACGGGCGATCTGCTGATGCTCCTGATCCTGCTGCTTCTGGCCGTGGATGGAGAGGAGGAGGATTCGCTGTCCGTTCTGCTGACGGCCGCAGCCTTCCTCCTGTCGTAAATCGCTTACATAATTATATCGATCATTGGAACGGCGACGTGCCGTCCGGCAGGACGAAGACGTCGTCAAAGGCCTCGTCGCCCGCGGCCAGGATCTCCAGCCCGGTCTGCAGGGCGTCATAGACCGTCTCGTCCTCCCGCTTGAGGATGCTCTCGGTC